GCTCGTATTGATGATATCGAGTTAGGTTCTATTAGTAGAAAAATATTACCTGTATTTAGAGATGATGTTTTTCCAAATTTATCTACCATAACTTTTTCAAGTATGGTTATAAGAGAAAAAAGTCAGTACAGATTATTTTATTTTAAAAACGGAACAGCTGACTTACAACAAAAAGGTGTTCTTGGAACATTTAAAATATCATCACAAGGTGTTCCATTATATGAGTGGAGTCAAACAACAGGTATTCCTGCTCGAATAACACACTCAGGATTTGATGAAAACGATAATGAAGTTCACTATCATGCAACTACAGATGGTAGAGTTTACAATCATGATACTGGAACTAGTTTTGATGGTAGCAATATACCATGCGAATATAAAACACCAGATTTAGATTATGGAGATTCTGGTGTTCGTAAAACTTTATATTATATTAAAACAAGTATTCGTGCAGAAGGTGCTAATGATAATTTAAAAGTTTTATGTAGATATGATTTTGATGATAACAATGTTCCACAACCAACTGAACTATCAATTGGTTCTTTAGCAAGTCCAGCAGTATTTGGTACAGCAGTTTTTGCATCAGCGGTTTTTGGACAAACTTTATTTCCACAACAAAAAATAAATTTAACAGGTAGTGGATTTACAAATAATTTTAGAATATCCAGTAATGGTACAGGTTCTTCATATACTGTTTCAGGATTTTATGTGGATTACATTCCAGGAGGAAGGATTTAAATATGGCGGCATACACTAGACAGAGTTCATTTTCAGATGGAGATACTATTAGTGCATCATTGTTTAACAATGAATATGATGCATTAGCAGCAGCATTTGTAAATACAAGTGGACACAAACACGACGGTACAACTGGTGAAGGTCCAGTTATAGGTGTATTAGGTGATGCTAGTGTAGCAGTTCCTCTTAATAAAATTTTAATTGATTCGACTAATGACCACCTTGAATTTTATGTAGATGTTTCTTCATCTTCAGTTCAACAACTTTATATTGCTGATGGTTTAATTGCTCCTGTTACAGATAGTGATGTTGACCTAGGCACTTCCTCTCTTTATTTTAAAAATGCATATATTGATTCTATAACTACTACAGGTAATGTAGCAGTAGGTGGTAACTTAACTGTTACTGGTACAACTACATTTAATGGTGGCACACTAACTCTTGGTGATGCTGATACTGATAACATTGTATTTGGTGGTGAAGTAGATTCTAATATTATTCCAGATGATGATGGAACTCATGACTTAGGTAGTTCTACAAAAGAGTGGAAAGATATTTATATTGATGGTGTTGCGTATTTAGATGAAATTAATTTTAATGGAACAGCTATTACATCTACAGCTGCAGAACTTAATATACTTGACGGTGTAACAGCTACAGCTTCAGAATTAAATTATAGTGATACAGGAGCTGCAGTTGGAACAGTAGTTGCTAGTAAAGTTGTAACAGTTGACTCTAATAAAGATGCTTCATCTTTTAGAAATGTAACTTTAACTGGAGAACTTTCTGCAGCAACTTTAGATATTTCTAGTGATGTTGATATAGATGGAACTTCTAATTTAGATGATACAGATATTGATGGAACATTAGTAGTAGACGGTTCAAACATTTCATTAGACAGTACTTCAACTTTAAATATAGATAACTCTAATACATCAAATGGTATTACTATAGGTACAGCAACTTCAGGTGTTCCTATTTCTATTGGACATACAACTTCTGAAACAACAATAAATGATAACTTAACTGTTACAGGAGATTTAACCGTAAGTGGCACAACAACAACTGTATCTTCTACAACTGTTGCTGTAGCAGATTCATTATTAAAACTTGCAAAAGACCAAGGTACTAGTGCAGATGCTGTAGACTTTGGATTCTATGGTCAGTACGGTGTAGGCGGAACTGCTAAGTATGCAGGTGTATTTAGAGACCAAAGTGTTGCAGGAGACCCTTTTACATTCTTTGATGATTTACAAGCAGAACCAGGCACTACTGTTAATACTGGTGGTACTGGTTATGATTTAGCTGACATTGCAGCAGGTGGAGCTACCTTTGCAGATGATGTTGTAATTACTGGAGACCTTACAGTATCTGGTGATGACATTACTATGGGTACAAATACTGCTGGTCATGTTATGGTTGCAGACGGTGCTAACTTTAATCCAGTAGCAATATCTGGTGATGTTACAATAGCGTCTTCAGGTGCTGTAACAATTGCAAGTGGTGCAGTAGAAACTGCTATGCTTAATGCAAATGTTGTTAGTGGTCAAACTGCAATTACTTCATCAGATGTAAGCTCTTCTGATGATAGTTTATTACTACATGATAATGATGCAGGTGCACTTAAAAAAGTAACTGTTGCTAATCTTATTTCTAGTGCAGGTGGATTAACAGATGTTATTGCTGATACAACTCCACAGCTTGGTGGTAATCTTGATACTAATTCTCACAATATACTTATTGACGATGCACATTTTATTGGAGATGAAAATGGTAATGAACAAATAATATTCCAAACAACTTCTTCTGCAGTTAACCAAATTGATGTAACAAATGCTGCAACAGGTAATTCACCTGAGATATCTGCAACAGGTGATGATACAAACATCAGTTTAAAATTAACACCTAAAGGTTCAGGACAAGTTTTACTTGATGGTAATGTAGGTATTGAGTCTGGTACTATTGATTTAAAAAACTCAGGTTCAAGGTCTAAAATTAATTTTTATTGTGAGTCAGGTAATGCTCATGCACAATCACTTCAAGCTGCACCTCACTCAGCAAGTGCATCTAATACTTTAACACTACCAAGCACAGGTGGTGACGTTGATTTAGTTTCTACAGCATCAACTGCTACACTTACAAACAAATCAATAGACTCTGACAACAACACTATTACAAACATTGTAAACGCAGATATAAAAGCAAGTGCAGGAATTGTTGATACAAAACTAGCTACTATATCTACAGCAGGTAAAGTTGATATAGGTGCATTAGAAATTGATGGTGCGACTGAAATGAGTGCAGCATTAGTAGATGCTGACTTGTTTATTGTTGATGATGGTGCAAATGGTACAGAAAAATCAATGTTAGCATCAAGAATAAAAACATATGTTGGTGCAGAAGCAGGAGCATTTAGCATTAGCAATTTAGATATTGATGGTGGTACAGACATAGGAGAAGCATTAGTAGATGCAGATTTATTAGTAGTTGATAATGGTGCTGGCGGTACTAATAGAAAAATGGAAGCATCAAGACTTCAGACTTATATTGAAGGAAAGATTAGTGGTGACATAACAATTTCAAGTGGCACAGCTGCTATCGGTAGCGGAGTTATTGTAAATGACGATATTAACTCTAGTGCTGCTATTGCAGACTCTAAATTAGCTACAATATCTACAGCAGACAAAGTTTCAGCAGCAGCTATCCAAGTAGATGGAGCTACAGATGGTACAGGAATTACTATAGCTGATTCAGATAAATTAATAGTAGATGATGCAGGAGCTACTAAATATGTAAATGCATCTCAGCTAAAAACATACGCATCTGGTGATGCAGCATCTGCAGGATTTGCAGTAGCAATGGCAATCGCATTGTAAAAAAAGGTTGACAAATATTAATAAATATGGTATAATATAATAACTAAGGAGTAAACACAATGGCACAGGATTTTGAAAGAGTTTTAAAGCAAAATATTGGTACATCTGCTACTGAAGTAAGAGCAGCAGCTAATAGTGATGATGCTATTATTGGTATGCGTTTTGCTAATAAAACAGGTTCAACTGTAACTGTTGATGCTACTGTTAAAAACTCATCAACTAGCTACTATCTAATTAAAGATGCCCCTGTACCAGCAGGTGGTTCTTTAGAACTAATTGATGGTGGCTCAAAAGTAGTATTACAGTCAGGAGACTCAGTAGAGGCTCTTTGTGATACAGCTAGTGCAGTTGATGTAATTTTATCAGTTGTTGATTCAATTAGTACATAATTTAAGGAGATAATAAAATGGTACAGAAAATACCTGCAAGTGGTTTAGAAAATGCTGGAGGTGCTTTTAAAAATTTAGTTATCAACGGTGGTATGAAAATCGCACAAAGAGCAACATCGGCTACTACTGTTGTTAATGGAGCATATCAAACAGTAGATAGAATGAAACTTTATAACTCAAGTGATGGTGCATATACCTCTGCACAAACAGCTTTATCTTTAACTGACCAAGCTACAACTGGCGGTCAAACACATGCTTTAGATATACAATGCACAACAGCAGATACTTCTGTTGGAGCTGCTCAATATGCTTTTGTTTATCAT